CTATGGGCCGGGATCATCCTGGTCGCCGTCATCGTGGCCACGATCGCCGTCGTCCTGACGGCCACGGCAGCGGTCATGCTCCGCGACATGTGGCAGGGGCGCCGGCCATGAACCACACCTGCCCCCGACATCTCCCATGCCGCGGCTGCTACGCGCACTGCCGGTGCCGCTGTTCGGGCTGCCGGGCGGCACGCGCCCAGAAGGATCGCGCCGCCAAGACCGGCGAGGCCCTCCCGCCGGCCACCATCTACCGGCCCGGCATGGAGCCCAAGCCGATCCAGCACAAGCCAGTGCGACTCCACCAAGCGACCCTCAACATGCTGGACGACGTCGAATGGCTCCTCGACGCCGCCACCCCCTGGGGCGAGATCGCCCGCCGCATCGGCCGCACCGTCGGATCCATCGAACAGGCCGCCCGCCGCGGCGGACGCCGCCGCATCGTCACCTCAGCCTGCGCCGAGCAGCGCCACGCCAAGGAGTGGCAGCGATGACCAGCCAGGACGTCATGCCGGGGATGATCTGGCACCACCCGGGACGCGACGGCAGCGACATCGTCACCGTCCAGCCCGCCCATAGGTCAGGGCAGGTGCACTTCCTGCCCGACCGCGACGGCGATCGCGATGAGTTCGCCCAGGCCGTCCTCGACGTCGAACAGACCGCCGCCGAACTGTGGCCCCCGGACGGACGACGGCGATGAAGACCACCAGGCCGTACAGCCGCCACGACAACCCTGTGCTGGGCACCTACTGCGACCCCAACGTGTGGCGCGGCTACAAGCGCGTACCCCACACCGTCTGCCCCCAAGCACCCCTCAACCAGCCAGCAGGGCCCGGGCAGTGCTGCTGCCCCTGCCACCAACACCCAGCCGGGGAGATGCCCCTCCCACTCGGGGAATGGGGCACCGCACCCACCGGTCCACGAATCCACATCAGAACCAGGAGTGAAACACGATGAACCACACTGACACAATCCGCCGGCTTCTGCTGGAGCATCCGTTCGGAGGCCCCGACTTCGGCGGCTGCGAATGCGGCCAGATCATCGGCGGAGACCAGGACACATGGGCCAACCACCTCGCCCCACTCATCGACCAGCAGATGAAGAGCGACGGGTGGGCAGAGCCTCACCAGATCGACACCCCCGAGGAGCTGGACAATCTACCGGATGAGACGGTGATCAGAGACGCCAACGGCGAGATGTCAATGCACATCAACGTGCCAGACAAGTTCAACCCAGGGCATCGGATCAAATGGTGGGGCGACTGCCTCGGATACGGCGAAACCATTCCTGTGCTACCTGCGACCGTCGTCTACTCCCCGGAGGAATCATGAACGACTTCACCGAACTCATCGACAACCTGTCCAACGGAGCCACCGCCAACGAGGCCGCCCACCAACTGCACCTCCTCGTCAAAGCAGTACAGGACACCGGAAAACCCGGAACCCTCACACTAACAATCACCATCGCACCAAAATTCGGGACCGATTCCCCCGACCTGGAAATCACCGACAAGATCAAAATCAATCAGCCCACCGCCAACCGCGACTCGACCCTCACATGGGTCGACAAACGCGGCCACATCAGCCTCACCAACCCCAGGCAGGACGCCCTGCCGAACATCACCGACATCACCATCAGAGGTGACCGCTGATGCCGACCACTGACGAGTTCATCCGCCAGTACAAGGCCGCCTTCAACGAGCTGTGGGACCGGATCCAGGCCGTCCAGGCCCTCCACGTCCCCGTGCTCGACCACACCTCCAGATCACAGGGCCCGTGGTGCCTCGAATGCACCCGCGACCACCGGCACCCCGTCCCCTGGCCCTGCGACACCGTGAAGGCCGCCGAAGGGGATGACGACTCGTGAACACCACCAGACCCAGGACGCGGGGCCGCCCACCCACCACCGCCAAGCTCATGGAAGAACTCGAATGGCAGCTCGACTGCCACGAAGGCCGCGGAGCCATCCTCACCACCCTCGGACTCGGCACCGAGAAATCACTCAAGAACGCATGCCAGCGCGCCCAGCGAATGGACCTGTGGCACCGCTTCAACGGAAACCAGAACAGGCAGGAGGACGGCGATGGCCACCGATGAATTCGGGAAACTGTTCAAGCGGGCGTGGGGAGACAAGGACTTCACCGCACTGACAGTTGAGCAGCAGAGCCTGTATCACAAGCTCATCTCACAGCCGGACATCTCCCTTGCCGGAGTCCTGACCCTGGCCCCGGTCAGGTGGGCACGGCAAACCGCCGGCCAGACCGTCGAGACGATCGAGGACACCCTGGACCAGCTGGAGGCCGCCCGATTCGTCGTGGTCGACAAGTCCACCCAGGAGGTCCTTGTGCGGTCCTATATCCGCCGTGACCTGGGGTGGCGGTCGCCGCGGACGATGAAGGGCATCGCCGGGGCTGTAGAGCGCATCCTGTCTTCACGTCTGCGCGTGGCGGTTGCGCGGGAGCTCGATCGGATCGACACCTCGGGGTTGTCGGAGCAGGTGTCCGAGAAGACGAATCGGTCAACGCGTCAGGTGGTTGAGGAAACGATCGCCTCCCTCATCGCTGATACCCCTTCCGATACCCCTTCCGATACCCCATGCGATACCCCATCGCATGGGGTATCGGATACCCCTTCCGATACCCCATGCGATAGGGGTTCACTCACGCGCGCGGACAACGGCAAGAGCAAACGCAACGGCAATAGCAACGGCAATAGCAACCCCTCACTTCGTTCGGGGGGTGCGGGGGGAGGCCTTAGCGCCGAGCTCGCCACGGTCTCGGATTCCACAGCCGTCGCCAAGGCGCCGGCCAACGCGAAGACGAAGCGAGGTACACGCCTGCCAGACGGCTGGTTCCCCGACCGCACCGACGCCGCCCTCAAGCTCGAGAACACCCACGACCGCCAATGGCTCGCCCGCGAACTCGACCGCTTCCCCGACTACTGGCAGGCCAAGACCGGCCGCGACGCGACCAAGCTCGACTGGACCAAGACCTGGTGCAACTGGCTCCGCAACGCCGAAGACCACCAGACCCGCAACCACACCACCGGCCCCGACTGGAACCGGTGGGCCGCCGAAGCCCGAGCCGAAGACGAAGCCGAAAGGAGACAGACATGGACCGAGAACACGCCGTCGCAGTCCTCCGCAAGGTGATCGCCTACTGCCCCGCCCAGAAGCTGAACGACGACTCCCGCAACGCATGGGCCGAAGCCCTCGCCGGAACCGACTTCGCCGACGCGCTCGACGCCGTCGCCATCATCGGCAGCCGGCCACTCGAACCCGGGGACCAGCTCTGGATCCAGCCGGGGCACGTGATCTCCGAAGTGCGCCGCCTCCGCCACGCCCGCATCGAATCCACCGAAGCCGCCCTCACCGGAGCACCCACCGACCCGGCCGAATACCTCGCCTGGCTGCGCAGATCCAGGAGCGAGCTGGGAGACGGCGACTACCAGCCACCCGACGTGGCCGTCACAGGCCACACCATCGCAGAACTCCCCACCCCAGGAAGGACCATCCACCATGACTGACATCCCCACCCCCGAGCCCATCCGCCTGTCGATGGCCAGCCAGCTCACCCTCATCACCGACACCGGCCACCTCGACGGCCGCATCACCGGGATCTGGATCGGCGACGTCAACGTCACCGACGCCGTCACCACCGACGGGCTCCACCTCACCGGCGACACGAACGGCACCCGGATGATCGCCGAGGTCACCCTCACCCTCGTAGGCCCCATCATCGCCACCCAGGAGCACACCCGATGAACATCATCGACATGGAGATGCACGACCGCCTCGACCTGCTGGACCAGCTCGCCCCGATCATCCAGGAACTCGCCGGCATCGGACGCGGACTCGAGAAGCTCGCCGGCTGCCTGGATGACATCCACCCCCCGGTCACCTCGACCACCCCCCGGGTGTCGTGGACCCCCCACCCCCGGTGGCACACCCCCACCCCCGGCACGGGTACCCCCCGCCCGCCGCACCTGCCCCCCGCCCCCGTGCACGCCCCCCTCACCCAGCTCGTCCGGGCCTGGACCCCAGCCCCGCCCGGGCCATGGGCGCTCACCAGCCAGCAATGCCAACAGATCCTCGACGAGCTCCGGCACGCCGACGCCGTCGCATGGCTGCCCAATCGCGACGGCGGATACGGGCGACGCGGACGCCTCGCCCGCCCGAGGAGGCACACACGATGACCGGAGCCTCATCCCTCACCCCACGCGGCTCCACCACCGCCTGGCGCAAACTCCGCACCCAATGGCAGCCGCTGGTGGAGGCAGGCGCCATCCAATGCTGGCGCTGCCAAGGCCAACGCGGACCACTCGACCCCAACCACTGGCACCTCGGCCACATCCGCGACCGCAACCACGGCGGCACCGACGTCGAGACCCGACCCGAGCATCCGTCCTGCAACCTCGAGCACGCCAACGATGCCAAGACACCAGACCGACCGACACCGAGCCGCGTCTGGTTCCCCGAAGGACTCCAATGACCGAAACCATGCACCAGACCCACAAAACGGCACCCAGGACGCGACGAGATAGGAAGGGGGCACAGTTCCTCGGGTCCGCACCTGAAATGCCGTCAGATCGCCACCAGCGAGCAACCGGAGGGCAACGGCAGGCGCGAGCCGGACTCCGAGTCGCGACCGACCCGCGAAGCTGTGCCGAACCTGTGAACCAGCAGAGCGCCCCGGTTTTTTTTGAGGACCACCCGGGTCAGACACCGCCGATGGCCCCCCGGCCGCTTTCTTTCTCGAATCCGTCTTCTCGGGGAGGTGCTGACCGATGACCTCGAATATCGACCGCGCGACCCCGCTGGATCCGGGCGCCCTGGCGGGTTCGGAGGCCAGGTTCTGGGCGAAGGTGGACCGCTCTGCGGGGCCTGATGGCTGCTGGTTGTGGACCGCGCACACGGTGTCGATCGGATACGGGCACTTCAAGCTCGGCGCGACCATGGTGCTGGCTCATCGTGTGGCCTGGGTGCTGGATGGCCGGGTGCTGCATCGCGGGATGGTGCTGGACCACACGTGCGAGACGCCGGCCTGCGTGAACCCGCATCATCTGGTTGAGGTGACCCAGCGCCAGAACGTCAGGAGCTGCGGCATGAACCGCAGGAACACCAGCGGGTTCAGGGGCGTCTCCTGGGACAAGCGCGAGAGACGGTGGAAAGCCAGCGTCAAGACGGCAGAAGGCGGGCGCAGTGGCTTCGTCTGGCTGGGCTATCACCCCTCTCGCGAGGCTGCTGCGCGTGCCGTCGCGATGTGGTGGTGGGTGCATGAGCCTGGGGCGCGGAATGTGGGGATCGAGTTGCTGTCGGAGGCGGACAGAGTGGCTGCTGTGAAGCGTTGGGGTGGTGAGGTCGCATGAGCCGGGCGAGGGGCTGGGGCAACGGCGCGGGCCGGTTCGGGAAGGTGGCCCGCAGGATCGCCGCCGACGTCGGACAAGACGACGCTGAGCGGTGGCTGCTGGCGGAGATGCTCAAGGACTCGGCCGACCTGGCCGACTCCTGCCGCAACCAGCAGGACCGGGGCGGCTACGTGGCCGCCACAACTCGGATGCTGATGCTGTTGAAGGCGATCAAGGGAGGTGCAATCGATGGACTCGCAGACGATGACGCGGCTTCCGATGGTGGGGCCGGCCGAGTGGCCGAGCTCCTGGGGGCCGGCCCCGAGGTGGGCGACTCGCAGGCGTCCTGAGCGGCCGTCCTTCGGTCCGGCGGTGGCGCGGATCACGAGGGCGATCTTCGGGATGGACTTGTTCCCGTGGCAGCGGTATGTCCTCGACGTCGCCCTGGAGGTGCTGCCTGACGGGAGCTGGGCCTACAACGAGGTGCACGTTCTGGCGCCGCGCAGGTCTGGGAAGACGGCGATGGTGACGGGGCTGGTGGCCCACCGGTGCGGGCAGCCGAAGGAGGCGCGGGCGTTCATGACGGCGCAGTCGGGGGATGCTGCTCTGGCGCGGTGGGGTGATGTGTCTGGGCGGATCGTGCGCTCGGCGATGGGTGATCGGGTGAAGCGGAAGATATCGATCGGCCACGAGGGCCTGGCGTGGCCAGGCAGCGGGTCGTTCTTCCGGCCGTTCACTCCGAAGGAGAACGCGATCCATGGCGACGAGCCGGATCTGGTGTTCGTGGATGAGCTGTGGTGGTTCTCGATGGCCGACAAGCTGGCGTTGGAGGACGCCTGGGTGCCGGTCTTCAGTGTGAAGCCGGGGCAGGCGTGGCTGCTGTCGGCGGCCGGCACCAGCCGGTCGGAGTGGCTGAAGGATGCCCGGGAGAAGGGCCGGGCCGCGATCGAGCGCGACAGGGGCGAGGGCGTGGCTCACTTCGAGTGGGGGTTGCCTGAGGAGGTCGGCGGGGTGCGCACCTCGCTGTTGGAGGACGATGAGCTCCTGGACCTCACCCTGGATGCTCATCCGCGGCGGGATCACGGGATCCGGCGTGGCTTCCTGGAATCTGAGCTCGCACAGTCCAGGTCGCGGTTCCTTCGCGCTTACGGCGGGCTGGATGCTGACGAGACGGCGTCGGAGACGGTGATCGATGAGTTGCAGTGGGGGCGGGCGCGGACGCGGGAGCAGATCCCGGAGACGGCCCTGGTGGGCATCGGTGTGGGCGTGGATCAGGACGGGGTGGATTCGGCGATCACGGCGGCGTGGCGGCGGCCTGACGGGGTGGCGTTGACGGAGCAGATTGCGCACAGGCCAGGCACCAGGTGGGTGGCTCCGGCGGTGGAGCAGTTGGTGGCGGCCCATCATCCGGTGGCGGTGGCGATCAACCATGTGGGGCCGGGCCGGAATGTGGCCGATGAGCTGACGACGCACGGCGTGGAGCTGCTGAAGTTGGGAATGGGTGATTGGGGGTCGGCGTGTATCCGGTTCAAGTCGGGGGTTGAGGAGTCTCCAATTTCGGTGTCACATGACGGGCATCCTGACTTGGAGGATTCCATGCGTCATGCCGGGCTCCGGGAAACGAAGACTGGGCTGACGATGTGGGCGAAAACTTCGGAGGTGACCGTGACGGTGCTCGAATCGACCACGGCGGCTGTGTGGGCCGCTGATCATCCTGGCGACGTCGAGCCCGTCAAGCCCGTTTTCAGGATCTTCTGATGGCGGTCTATCAGGTGGGGGGCCTGTCGGCGGATCAGGTGCGCACCCTGAACGTCGGGCCGGTGGGAGTGCTGACCGGGTGGACGATGGCCACAGATCCTGACCGTGCGAAGGGCATTCCGGAGGTCGCCAGGGCGTTGGGGATTGTGGCGTCGATGCCGGCGACGATGCCGATGAAGGCGTGGGTGGGTCCGGAGTTGTCGCCGTTCCCGTGGATGATTCTGATGCGGCCGGATCCGGACGCTGAGACGGCATGGTTCGTGGAGCAGAACTTCATGGACTGGTGGATTCATGGGAACGCCGTCTCCGTGGTGACGTCGCGGTCTGAGTCGGGGTGGCCGTTGACGATGGCGTGGGTGCCGGCGCCCAGGGTGGCGGTCACCGAGGAGCCGACGACTGGCAGCCCGGTCTACTGGATCGACGGCGTGCAGGTCGACAGTCGAGACGTGATCCATGTGAGGCGGGGTGCGAACCGGTGGAACACGTTGATCGGCGTGGGGGTCGTCGAGCAGCACCTCGCGGCCTTGGGGAAGGTCGCAGACCAGCAGGCCTATGAGGCGCGCGTGCTGGACACGAGCGCCGTCCCAAGCGTGGCGATCGTGGTACCCAACAGTGAGCTGTCACAGGAGGAGGCCGACGCCGCCAAGCAATCCTGGGTGGACAGGTACGGCGGGCCGAAACGGGAGCCGGCTGTGCTGCCAAATGGAACCGAGATCGTGAAGCTGGCGTGGTCGCCTGCTGACCAGGAACTCTCCGAGGCCCGGAAACTGTCCCGGGTTGATGTGGCGAACATGTTCAACCTGGATGGGTTCTGGTTGGGCGCCGAATCTAAGGGGCTCACCTACCGTTCCCCCGGGCCGATGTTCCTGATGCTGATCAGGCAGACCCTGGGCTTGATGATCGCCCAGTTCGAGCAGGCGTGGGGGACGGCGTGGCTGCCCCCGGGCACGGATCTCCGCTTCGATCGTCAGGCGATCCTGGGCGACGACATGTCCACGACGATCACGTTCCTGTCGCAGGCCGTGAACACGGGCCTGCTCAGCGTGAACGAGGCCCGCCAGTACATAGGGAAGAGCCCCGTTCCAGGGGCAGACGAACTCCGGAATCCCGTGATCACTCAGAGCATGACGTCGGGCCAGAATCAGGGAGGACAGAACGATGAATGACCAGATCGTGACGCTGCGGGCGCCGGAGGTGCGCACCGCGTCGGCGGCGCTGGAGCTCGTAGACGTCGAGGCCGATAACCGGAGGATCAGCGGACGTGCAGTGCCGTACAACACGTTCACCTCGATCGGATGGTTCGCGGAACAGCACGCTCCGAAGAGCTTCGCGAAGTCCATCAGGGAGGCCGCCAGAAAGCTCCCGCTGCTGATGTGGCACAACAACCAGACATGGCCAGTCGGCGTGTCTGAGGAGTGGGACGACAATGACAACGGTCTGGACTGCACCTGGCTGATGGACTCCTCGGAGGAGGCCGAGCGGGCCGCAGATCTCGCCGACAAGGGCATGCTGACCGGCCTGAGCATCGGCTTCGCGCCCATCAGGTCGGAGTGGGAGTACGTGCCGGATGAGGACTGGGATCCGAACCGCGGCATCGACGGCATGGACAAGGTCACCAGACTGGAGTCAAGGCTCCTCGAAGTCTCCATCACCCCGACGCCTGCCTTCGCCGGCGCCAAGGTTTCCCAGGTGAGATCCAGGGAGCAGCGCCGCGAGATGCCGAACCACGAGCTCACGTTCCCGCGGCGTGAGGCGTGGGCTCAGTGGCTGGCCGCGAATCGCAGGAGTGCGTCGTGAGCATGCCTTCGCCGTCAGATCTGGCTGCGCTGCGCGCCGAGGTGAACCGGATGATGTCCGGGCATCTGACTGCCGAGTCTGATGATCCTGAGCCGCGTCCGGAGAGGGCCGAACCCGAGCACGCCAAGGATGCAGCAATTTCAGGGCAGCCGGATGCCAGCATGAATGACCAGAAGGGCTCAAGTCCTTCTGCTCCCCGCCGGAGACGAACCACAACAACCCGGAGCAAGGCGTCACGGGCCACCAGTTGATGTGGGGGATGGGCCACCACGGAGGAGCGAACACATTCGTTCGCACCCCCTGGAGAGGTGGTTCATCATGGGAAACCCGGTCCTGGAGCGGCTGCTCAATCAGCGCTCCGAGCAGGAGGAGTTCATCTCCCAGCTGCTCGACAAGGCCAATGAGGAAGAGCGCGACCTGGTCGACGCCGAGCTGAAGAACGTCGAGTCGGCCCGTCAGCGGATGGCGGAGATTGACGAGCAGGTCAAGCCGCTGGAGGCGTTCGAGGAGACTCGCGCCGCCCACCAGGTTCGCAAGCCGGCTGCGCAGGCCAGGCAGCGTCGCGGCGATGGTGAGCAGCGCAGGCTTTCCGCCGAGCCCCGCGAGCAGGCCTACAAGACTGCTGGCGAATTCCTCGTCGACTACGTCCGAGCCGTGGGCTACCCCGGCGCTCAGATCGCCCCTTCGTCTGACGCTCAGCAGCGTGTGTCTGCCGCGCTCGGCCGTGACGTCATGGCCCTGAACCGGGCCGCCAACGATGTCGCCGCGGGCGAGCATCAGACCACGGCCGATACGCCGGGGCTGCTGCCGAAGCCGATCGTCGGTGAGATCCTCCAGGATCTCGACGGATCCCGTCCATTCGTCTCCAGCATCGGCGCGAAGCCCCTGGCCGGCATCGCCGGGAAGTCTTTCGAGCGGCCGCACATCACCGGTCACACGAAGACCGGCGAGCAGACCAATGAGAAGGGTGAGCTGGTCGACTCGGCGCTGAAGATCGAGGGCGTTCCGTTCACCAAGCACACCTTCGGTGGCTTCGTGAACATCTCCCGTCAGGACATCGACTGGACCTCCCCGTCCGCGTGGGATTCGGTGATCTCCGATCTGCAGCTCATCTACGGCACCGACACCGAGGACTGGGCCGCGCAGCAGTTCGCGACCGCTGTGACCCAGACCCAGGCGGTGGCGACCGACACCATCGCGGACTGGGTGAAGGGGCTCTACGCCGGCGCCGTGACCGCGATGACCGGCAACGGCACCAAGCGGGCCTCCGCGCTGCGCCTGGTCAACACCATCTGGACCAGCGTGGACATGTGGGCCTCCCTGGGGACCCTCCTGACCCTGACCAACGTCACCTCGGCCACCAACGAGAACCCGGGGGTCGCGAAGGCCACCGGGTTCGAGGGGTCGATCCTCGACATTCCTCGGATCATGGTCCCCGGTCTGCCGGCCGGAACCGTGATCCTCGGCCGCTCCAACCTGGCCGAGTTCTACGAGGAGAGGGTCGGCCTGCTGCAGGCCGTCGAGCCGAAGGTCTTCGGGCTGGGCGTCTCCTACGGCGGGTATGTCGCGACCGGGGTGTTGGACTCCACGGCGTTCTGCAAGCTGTCGGTCACCCCGGTCGGCGGCGAGGGCTGAGCCGAGCCATGGCCGACGTCGAGCCGGGAGTCCTGACCGTGTGGTCTCAGGTGCAGCCCGATTTCTCCACGCATGATCAGCGTCAGGCTGCGAATGCGTGGCGTTCGGCTGACGCCTGGGTGGCCGCACGTGTCAGGTTCCGGCCGGCCCGGCCTGGTCGGGACGTTCCGGAGGATCTGGTGCAGGCTGTCAGGCTCCTGACGGCCCGCTACTTGGCCCGCCGGAACAGCCCTGATGGTTTCTTGGGGATGGGTGAGTTCGGTCCGGCGCGCGTGCCGATCAACGACCGCGACGTCAACAGTCTCATCGCGCCCTATCGGCGGGTGGTGTTCGGATGATCACCCCCGCTGTCGTCCGCCAGGCCCTCGGGAACGCTCTCGAGGGGGTCTCGGCGACCGTGGTGGCCGCAGGGGTTGTGGACGGTCTGCCGGTGCTGCCGGCCATCGTCGTGGGGATGCCCATCTGGAATCACCAGGAGGGCACCTTCTGCCTCGATGAGTGGACCGTCCCGGTGGCGGTGGTTTCCCCGGCCGCCGGCACCTCGCCCACCGCAGAGCTGGCTCAGCTCGAAGCCCTGTGGCCGCAGGTCGCACAGCATCTCATCGACGTCACCGAGGCGGATCAGACCCTCGGCGGGCTCGTGGGGAACTGTGGCGTGAAGGGTTCAGAATTCGGAAGCTATGACGTTCAGGGTCAGTCATTCCCGTGCGTCATTATCAATATCGAGATTATTGGATAACGGGAGGACATCATGGCTTTCGAGCCGACATATCTCAAGAATGTGGACCTCATCTTCGGGGTTGAGGCCACCGGAACCAACTTCAAGTGCCAGGTCAACAGTGTGAAGCTCACCCCTGACGCTGACACCAACACCGAGAAGACCCTCTGCCCCGAGGGCGTCTATTCCGAGGTGGACGATCCTGAGTGGACGCTCGAGGTGGGCTATCTCGCCGGTCGAGACAAGGAGGATGCCACCAAGGCCCTGTCGGAGTTCATGCGGGTGAACCACGGCAAGACCATGCCGTTCACCTTCCGCCCCTACACGGGGGAGCCGGAGGGCGGATTCGCCGGTGTGATCCGCTGCATGGCGACCGAGTTCGGCGGTGAGCAGGGATCCTTCTCGAAGGTGTCCGCGAAGCTGCCGGTCATCGGGCAGCCGGAGCCGCTGGCAACCACCACTGAGCCGTGAGAAAGGACCACTGACCTATGAGCAAGAAGCTTGTTTCCGTCTCCCCGACTGGGGAATTCGAGGTCGATCTGGATGACGGCCGCACCCTGTCGGGGAAGTCGAAGCTGATCGACGTCGTCAAGTGGGAGAGGCAGCACAAGAAGGGTTTCCTCGCGGGGGGTGATCTGTCGTTCCAGAAGATGCTGTGGGTGGCGTATTCCGCGCTGAAGCGCGGCGACGATCAGATCCCCGACATCAACACCGCTGACAGTTTCATCGACAAGGTTGAGGACCTGCGCCAGGAGGGCCCCGATGACGCCGATGAGGGCGAAGGCGACGGGGATGAGGGTGTGGAGCTCCCAAACCTTGGTCAGGCGGATACAGCCGTCTGATCTGTGAGCTGGCGGTCGCCACACATCGGCTCCCCTCGGAGTGGGCCGAGGAGGACATCACCGACGTGGCGACCGTCATCGCAATCCTGCATGAGCAGGCCGAGGACATGGAGAGAGGGTGAGCGAGCGTGGCTGATCAGTTCTCGTTGCACGTCAATGTGGAGGGTCTTCCGAAGATCCTCCGCTCGCTGCGTGGAATGCCCAGAGAGATCTCCACTGATGTCCGGAAGGCGTCGAAGCGCATCGCCCAGGACGAGGTTGTCAGGATTCGTGTGACGGCCGCGTCTCATGGCGCGCAGGCTGTCAGGTCGGCGTCGAAGATCCGCGCCCGCTCTGACCGTGTGCCGACGATCAAGGCTGCCGGATCCTCTCCCATGTTCCGCAAGGGTGTGCAGACCGGGCAGGTGTTCTTCGGCGCCGAGTTCGGGTCGCACAGGGGCAAGACGACCCGCCAGTTCAAGCCTTGGACGCAGCACGAGGGCTACTGGTTCTGGCCGACGTTGCGGCGTGACACCCCGATCATGATCAACGCGTGGATGGATGTCATTGACGCGGCGATCTCCAGGTGGGAGGCGGGTCGCTGATGGCCAGTGGTGCCGGGCGGTCTATGGTCGTCAAGTTCGAGGCCCGCACTGACGCGCTGCGCCGTCAGGTGGGCGGGGCGGAGACGATCCTCCAAAGGTTCCAGAGGACCACCAGCCGTGTGGGGGCTGGGATGAAGGCGGCCGTCACGTCGGCGGCCGGCATGGTGACTGGGGTTGCTGGCGTCGGCTCTGCGGTGGCGGCGGCCGCGAAGTCCTCGATGGATTTCGAGGCGCAGGTCTCCAAGGTGCGAGCGACTGGTGAGGCCACGGAGCCGCAGCTGAAGGCCCTCGAGGCCCAGGCCATGAAGATGGGCAAGACGTTCGGCGTCTCGGCCACCGATGCGATGCAATCGGTGGAGGCCCTGGCGAAGGCCGGCGTGTCCACGCAGGACATCATGGGCGGCGGCCTGACCGGAGCCCTATCCCTGGCGGCCGCGGGTGAGATGGACGTCGGGGAGTCCGCCGAGACCGCGAGCTCGGCGATGGCCCAGTTCGGGTTGAAGGGCAAGGACGTCGGCCACATCGCGGACGTGCTGGCGCAGGGCGCGAACCTGGCGCAGGGCGGTGTCTCCGAGCTCAGCCAGGCGCTGAGCCAGGGCGGCATGGTGGCCTCCCAGATGGGCATGTCCCTGGATCAGACGGTGGGCGTGCTCGCCGAGTTCGCCAATAAGGGCCTGATGGGGTCGGATGCCGGCACGTCGCTCAAGTCAATGCTGCAGCGGCTGTCGAATCCTGCGGCTGATGCGAAGCGGCAGATGGAGAAGCTGGGCATCGCCGCGTATGACTCCTCTGGCAAGTTCGTGGGGCTGTCCAATTTCGCGGGGCAGCTGCAGACGTCCATGTCCAAGCTGACACCGGCTCAGCGTGATGCCGCCATGTCAACCATCTTCGGCAGCGATGCAGTGAGAGCCGCGTCCATCCTCTATACGGACGGTGCGAAAGGCGTCGCGAAGTGGACGAAGGACGTCGGGAAGTCCGGGGCGGCCATGGAGACGGCCCGGGTCAACACGGACAATCTGAAGGGCGACCTCGACAAGGCCAAGGCCAGCTTTCAGGACGCGTTCATCACGATGGGCAAGTCCAGCCAGTCACCGCTTAGGACGGTGGTGCAGGGGTTCTCATCGATCGCCGACAAGGCGCCGGCCGCTGCGACGAAGGTGCAGCAGGCCACATCGGCATTCGGTGCGGCGTTCCAGGCCGCTGACGGGGACATCACCTCGAGTGGGTTTAACGGTGCGATGGAGGCCATCGGCGGCGGGCTCGGTCAGATGAAGAACGGGGCCGTCGCCGTGTGGCAGGCCCTCTCCCCGCTGATCGTGGGGATCGTGAAGCTGGTGGGCGGCGCGGCCCTTGGCGCGCTGGCCGGGATCTTCCGTGTGCTGGGTCCGCTGTTCCAGTCGGTGGGGCAACTCATTCAGCGCCACGCCGTCCTGTTCCAGTCGCTGGCGGCTGCCGCTCTGGCCTGCGCCGCGGCGCTCAAGGGTGTGAAGGTCGCTCTGGCGATCGGGGCGGCCGCGCAGAAGTTCGCGACCGGGCTGAAGACGATCGGCACGGCGCTGAAGTTCCTACCGGGCACCATCAAGCTGGTCAGGGTCGCCATGGTTCAGATGAACATGGCATGGCTGGCGTCTCCGATCACGTGGGTGATCGTGGGGATCGCCGCCCTGGTGGCCGCGTTCGTCGTCGCCTACAAGAAGAGCGAGACGTTCCGGCGGATCGTCAACGCGGCGCTGAATGGCGTGAAGGCTGCCGCGCTCGCTGTGGGCCGATGGTTCTCGGGCCCGTTCGCCGACTTCTTCAAGAAGGGCTGGGAAGGGGCGACCGGCGCGTTCGACGCCGTGAAGAGCTTCTTCACCACCACCGTGCCGAACTTCTTCATCGGGGCGTGGAATGGCATCAAGGGTGCTTTCCAGACCGGCATCGACGTCGTGGTGAACTTCGTCAAAGCGTATTGGCCCATCCTGCTGTCGGTGATCATCGGCCCGCTGGGGCTGCTGATCGGCGCCGTGGTTCGTCACTGGGATCAGATCAAGGCGGCCTTCTCGACGGCCATCGACGCCATCAAGGGCATCCTCAGCGGGCTGTGGACGGCCCTGACGAACAGCTGGGCGTTCCAGGCGATGCAGTCCCTGTTCCTGACCGGGTTCGCGATCATCCGCTGGGTGGTCGTGAACTTCGTCAACGGTGTGAAGATCATCTGGTCGGCATTCTGGACGGGGCTGACCACGGTCGCCTCCGCCGTGTGGGGCGGCATCAAGACGGTGGTGATGGCCGGGGTCAACGCCGTCCGCGCCGTCATCGTGCCGGTGATCAACGGGATCCGCGCCGTCTGGTCGGTGGTGTGGGGTGCCATCTTGGGATTCTTCGTCGGCGTGTGGAATCGGATCTACTCCTGGGTGGCGTTGAAGATCGCCCAGGTGCACATGGTGATCGTCCGCGTCACCAACATTATCCGGGCTGTGTGGGGGGTCGCCTGGGGCTGGATCTCCACGAGGGTCTCCACGATCTTCAACTCCATTCACCACAACATTTCGGTCAAGATGCTCCAAGTGCAGATGGTCATCACCCGCGTGATGAACATCATCAAGGCCGTCTGGTCTGTCGGCTGGAATGCGGTGAAGGCGACCGGCACCAGGGTGATGAACTCGGTGAAGTCGTCGTTCGACCGGATCCTCGGCTCGATCCGGAACGCGTTCAAGAACACGGTGTCTGGGATCGGCACGATCTGGAACGGCCTGAAGAAGGTTGTGGGCGCGCCGATCACGTTCGTGGTGGACAAGATCATCAACAACGGGATCATCGCGGCTATCAGGAAGGTGCAGCACTTCTTCGGGCTGACTGGCAAGCAGCAGATGCCCAACCTGGAGGTGCCCCGGTTCCGTCATGGTGGGCAGGCTCCGACCGGCTTCGTGGATGCGCCGTTCTCCTCGACCAACCGGGACAACCTGCTGGGCATGACGCCACGCGGCGCCTTCTTCTACGAGGGTGGCGAGTTCATCGTCTCGAGGCGAAGGACTGCGCGGGCACCGCGGCTGCTGCACGCCATCAACAGCGGTTTGATCGATGATTCGTCGGCGCCGCGGTTCCGTAATGGAGGCCGGCTGACTGGTGGCGGCTCGGGCCGGTGGACGGAACTGTTCTCCCGCACGATGACGAATGCCGCGTCCCGGTTCGGCGGGGACATCTACATCGTGAAGAAGGGGTTCCTGCCGGCCGGTGGGATCTCGGGATCCTCGCACGTCGGGGACGCCGTGGATGCGTCGGGGGCATCGGGGAAGAGGCTGTGGTCGATGCGGGATGCGATGCGGGCGGCAGGTGTGGCCGCCTGGGTCCGCGGGCCGAAGCAGGGCTTCTCCTGGCATGTGCATGGGGTGCCGCAGTCCCGCCAGTTCGGCTCGGCTGGTGGATCTGGGATCTATCAGCAGGGCGCCTACGCGCGCGGCGCGGAAGGCCTGCACGGCTATGAGCGGGACGTGTACGCGACCCCGGATGGGAAGGCGTCGAGCTGGCTGGGCCAGGTGGTCGCCAACGTGAAGAGCTTCGCGGAGCGGATGGCTGACAAGGCGAAGAAGGTCTTTGGTGGGATCGCGTCGCCGGTGGAGTTCCTGAAGAAGAAGTTCACCGGACTGAAGGACTCGATCACCGGAAAGCTCGGATCCGGAGGGTGGGCGTCCACTCTTGCCCGTCTGCCGGGGAAGCTGTGGGAGTCGGGGAAGAACTGGGTCACGTCGAAGTTCAAGAGCTTCCTGTCGGCAGGCGAGAAGGCCGAGACGGGAACGTCGGGGACGACGGGGAACATGGAGTCTTGGCGGCCGCTGATCATGCAGGCGATGGCCAGGACCGGCTTCGGGAACGCGAAGGCCGATGTGGACCGCTGGCTCTCGCAGGTCATGTCGGAATCGTCGGGGAACGCTCACGCGGCGCAGGGCGTCAAGGACGTCAACTCAGGAGTGGATGAAGCCTATGGCCTGCTTCAGGTGATCAACGCCACGTTCCAGCAGTATCGGGACAGGTCGTTGCCGAACGATCGTGGGAATGCGTTGGCGAACGCGGTGGCGGCGATGAATTACGTGAAGGACCGCTACGGCAGCAGGTGGCGGTCGGTGATCGGCCACCACCACGGATATGCAGGCGGCACACTGTCTGCGGCGCCGGGGTGGGCGTGGGTGGGTGAGCGCGGCCCCGAGCTGATGCGGCTGACGGGCGGGGAGCAGGTCCTGTCGGCGTCGGAGTCGTCGGCGCTGTCCCGCAGGTCGTCGCATATCGCGGTGGCCGACACCTCCGGATCCGGGCCGGTGCTGTCGGATGCGCAGTGGGATGAGCTGCTGGATGCGATCCGCGACGGCCAGTCACCCGTCGTGGTGGACGGTTCGACGCTGCGGGAGGCCATCCGTTCGGAGATGCGGTTGGCGGCCCGCACCGAGCAGAACCGAAGGGGTGTGCTGAGGTGAGCAGCATCACGGCGAAGGCGGTCACCGGCCAGGTCGTCCGGGTCACCCTGGATCTCGACAACCCGTCCGGGACGGTGCGGATCTGGTGCATCAACCCAGACGGGTCACGCCGCCCGGTGATCGGCACCTCGGGGGCTGCACGGTCTGGGTCCTGGGACGATCCTGAGGCCCCCATCGGCAAACCTGTCACCTATGTGGCTGCCATCTCGAGTGGGGCGTCGATGGAGAGTCTCGGCCCTGATCTGGTGATCAATGGTGGCGCCGAGGATCAGCTGTCCGGCTGGGATGACACGGACGGCTGGGATGCGGCCGCCATTGATCATCACGATGGGGCTGCGTGCTTCACTCACGATCCGGATTCGGGGGCGATGTCGCAGACGGTGGCGGTGGATCCTGGCCTGTATCGGCTGTCGGTATGGTGCGCGTCGCCCGTGGATGCTCCGGTGACCATCACCGTGTCCACGGTGTCGGGTGTGGCTGCCACGGTCCCGGTCACGCCGGCCGATGACTGGGGCGTGTGGATCCGGACGTCGGTCGATGTGACGATCCCAGATGGCGCGTCGTCGGCTGTGCTGTCGATCAGCTCGTCTGGCGATTGGTGCCGCATCGATGACATCGCGTTGCAGCGGGTGTCTGTGTCGGCGGAGCCGACGATCGGCCCGTCCGCCCCGGTCATGATCCCGGCTGATCATCCGCTCGTCTCGGATCCGTGGCGGGGAATCACGTGCCCGGTGACGGTGCTTGCTGCCGGGCAGGATCGGACGATGGCCGGGCGGGCGTCGGCGGTGGACATCACCGGCCGCCGCTCCCGCATTCACGTGTGGGATGTGGAGGGGGCACCGACGTTCTCCCCGCAGGTGATCACCGAGCCCGGCGACCACGAGACGTTTGAGGATCTGATGGCCACCGGGGATCCGGTGCTGCTGCGGTTCCCGTGCCTCGAGCATCCAGACGTGTGGCTGCAGCGTGGCGGTGACCGCACTTGGGCGTGGATGTCGGGCCGTTGCCAGGCCCGCAAGCACACACTCTCATCGTGTGAGGAGCTGGAGGGCCCGCCATCAGATGAGGCGGTGTGGGGTGACACCCTCGGAGATCTGCACGCCGCTGTCGGCGGAGACGATGCTGGCAGCCTCGGGGCGATCGCGGAACGCTGGGAGACCATCGGTGATATCGCCGCCACCGATCTGAAGGCGCTGACATGAGACGCGCATCGGATCAGTTCCGGGCTGCCGTACAGGGTGGGGCCCGGCAGCTCCTCGAGGTGACATCGTGGCTGGGCTGCCGACGTCTCGCCACCCTTCCAGTGGTGCGCAATTCGTGGAGTGTGCAGGACGCCGATGACCAGGACGTGCCAGGAGCCCTGAGTTTCCAGGTGCCGAACACTCCGGAGTGGCGGCCTGGGGCGCCGTCGCATCCTCTGGCTGCGGCCGGGCATCGTTTCCAGGTGCGCTGCGGGGTGCGGCACGGCCGCGTCAACGAGTGGGTGAACCTCGGATGGTTCCTGGCGAAGCGGCCCACGCCGAACGGCGACGTGCTGAACGTGGAGGGCGTCGGACTTCTGGAGATCGCCCACCGATACACGCTCTGGTCGCCGTACACGTCACTCGCTGGGGGGACGCGGGCCCGTGCGGTCAAGCAGCTCCTGTCCGTGCTGCCAGTCAGGACCACTGTGGCCGACGAGGTGCTGCCCCAGATGACCGTGGAGTCCGACCGTCTCCAAGGCGTGCGAGACATCGTGGATGGCTGGCCCGCCCGCCTCTGGGTGGACGACAACGGGATCGTGCAGGTGAGCGCCCCGTGGTCGGCGACCGATGGTGCGGCCGTGGTGGAGTTCGTGGACGGCCCGTCCGGCACCCTCGCCTCGGTGCAGTTGCAGGCCGACACGGAGAACATGTGCAACGGCTACAAGGTGTCGTGCACCCCGGAGGGGACGGATCAGGCGGTGTCGGCGACATGGACGATGCCTGACGGCCCCTGGAAGTGGGGCGGCCCCTACGGCTGGGTTCCCGGCACCTTCGACTCAGCGACCCTGGGGACGAGCGTGACGAAACTCCGATCAGTGGCCGAGCAGATGACCCTCCGCTCACTGCGCCGCACCGATACCTACGGCGTGACCGCGGCCCCGGATCCTCGGGTACAGATGGGCGACATTGCCCACGTCCGAGACCGCCGGCAGGGCCTGGACTTCGTTGGCCGGATCACTGATGTCCATCATCAGCCGTCCCAGCTCGAGGCGACCGTGGCATGGATGCGGGGCACACGATGAGCGGCTTCATTCTCGCCACGACCACATCCGGGATCTCCGGGGGCACCGTGCAGGTGCGGATCCCTGGCGCTCCCGCCGTCGTCACCGCACAGGCGACCTGGCAGCTCGACGGCGTCACCTCGGGCTGCCAGGTGCTGCTCGCTCACCAAGGCGGCCGGCTCTGGGCCGTCGCACTGGTCGGCGCGAAAGGCTCAAAGCCTCAGGGCAGCAGCGACGGGGAGGCGCCAGCGCTGCCACCTGAGATGGTGGGCGCTTGGGGTGGCGAGTCCACCGTGCCGCCGTCGTGGTCGGGCACGTGGCGCGGCGCCGGATGGCGCACGGACACGGAGGACCTGATCCAGGGGGCGCAGAAGGCCGGCGACCCAGTCAATGCCGGGGCGGCGTTCTGGTCTGCCGCGGCGTGGGGTGACCTCAAGGACGCACGCGTGCGGCTGCGCCGGCTGCCCGGCGGGGACCCAGCACCAGTCAAGATCACCCTCGCCCTCCTGCAGGGCGACGTCGGCGACGAGTGGCCGGCCGTTCTGGCCACGGCAGTCGGTCCGATGCTGCCGGTCGGCGGCGAGGAGTGGTGGAGCCTGCCCGCCGAATGGACCGCCCAAGTCTCGACTGGTGCGGCGGGCGGGGTCGGACTCGTCGGCGACGCTTTCGCCGTCGTGGCTGGAGCGACAGCGGACATCAATTTCACGTGGACAAGGACGGTATGACATGGCCAAGGTGAGAACCGATCACGGCGCGGACGACACGAGCAGAATCTGGGAGCTGCTGAACCCCATCGGGACGGCGGTGAACCCGTACATTCAGGACACGGGGACATGGAATTGGGCCACGGCGTCGGGGACCCTGAACGGCGGCACCACCGCCTGGGGTGGCGGCATGTACGTGCGGCGCATCGGCGACATGGTCACGGTGCAGGGATACTTGACCGTCACCTCCGGGTCGGCGCTGATCGGTGTGCTGTGGGACAACCTAGGGATTTTCGGCGTCCCTGACGGGTTCAAACCGATTTTCAGGAATTATCAGGCGTCGCTCGGCCAGTGGAACGGATCCGGCCAGTCACAGTTTGGCGTCCTGCGGTGGGATGTCGACTATGCCCGTGTGACGGCCCGCTCGGTGACTCCAACGGGTGCGCTCGTCGCCGGATCATGGATCGCCCTGAACGGGCAGTGGCAGACCAATCAGGCCATGCCCGCCGAGTCCGCGATCCCGGGCACCAAGGTCGCATGACATGCCGCCGCTGATCACCGAGCTGGGCCTGGCGGCGCTGATCACCGCCTCAGGGTCGTCGCTGGCGGCGCTGATCGGATCTCTGGTGCAGGGCATGAAGACCCGCGCGGAGGTGGCGCAGATGCGCCGCCACGTCGGGGAGTCGATCGCCGCCACCAAGGAGGCGATGGAGACGGCCCAGCACGAGCTCACCCACAATCACGGCTCGAGCATGAAGGACGCGTCCACGCGGACGGAGGGGAAGGTCGACGCCCTGGCGGAGGAACTCCAGGTGCAGACGCAGATCCTGGCACGGCAGGGTGAGCAGCTCGACGGGGTGCGGGCCGAGCAGACCCGTCAGGGGGACGCGATCCACGGCCTCGACCGCGGGGTCGGCGGGCTGCGGGACGAGAACAGGCAGACCCGGAAGCACGGCGACGACGAACACGACTCGATCCGGGATGACATCCGGGTGATCCGTGACGACATCAGGGAGATTCAGGCAGACATGAACCTGCCAGGACCGGGGCGGAATGCCGTCTGCGGATGGGACTACGGCGACCACCAGACGAATTTCAGGGCGCCCGGCAGGGACCATGACACCCAGGAGGACACATGAGTAGAGCGGCATACTATCCGCCCGCCAACCGCACCGCGCAGAACTTCCAGCCGTCCCTCGGACGCCCGGCGATGCGCACCGTCAACGTGCTGGTGCTGCACACGACCGAAGGATCCAGCTGGCCGGGCTATGAGGGCGGCCGTCAGGCTCCGACCTTCACCATCAACTGCACGAGCGGGAAGCCGCAGGTGCGCCAGCACTTCCCGCTCCCCCGTGCCGCCATGGCGCTGGTGCAGCCGTCCGGGAGCCTGTCCACCAACCGCAACAACGTCGCCCAGGTGGAGCTCGTCGGCACTGGTGGGTGGGCCACCCCCGCCAACCCGCGCCGGCCCTACACCGTCTCTGGGCCGCACACGAACTGGGCCAGCCCGGACCAGATGATGCTGAAGGCAGTCGCCGATCTCATCGCCTGGTTGCACAAGGAGTGGGAAGTCCCGCTCCGGGCGCCGTACGCCTTCGATGACTGGCGGGGCAACAATTCCCACCGCATGACCGCCTCCCAGTGGTCCAGCTTCACCGGGGTCTGCGGCCACTCCCACGTGTGGGGCAACGAGCACACCGACCCCGGATCATTCCCCATCGCCGCCTGCCTGAGGCTGGCAGCCGGCGGAACCACCACGACCATCCAGGAGGATGACATGCCCAGTGTTTCCGACATCTGGAACGGCAAGCTGCCGTTCAAGGCCACCCCGGCCGACGACCGCCTCACCGCTGGCCGTCTGCTTGACGAGGCCGCCACCCAGGCCACCTACGCAACCAATCATGCGCGGGCGGCAGAGGCCGGCATCAAGGGCGCGCAGGTCCAGCTGCACAAGGACAACACCACCACCCAGAACTCCATCGCGAACGTGCGGTCGGACGTCGCCAAGCTCGGCTCCGATGTGGCCGACATCAAGGCCGCGATCGCCGCGCTCGCGGAGAAGATCGGAGGCTGACATGAACGCGACTGATGCTCTGGCAGTGATCGCGGCCGCCCTCGTGTCCATCCTCGCTACCGCCGTGGTCGTGAAACCGGGCTGGTCGGCTGCCACCAAGCGCGGCGTCGCCCTCATCCTCGCCCTGGTGCTCGGCGCCGTGGCGGCCATCATCGCCGGGCAGATCACCGGGATCCCCGAGTCCGCCGTTGCCCTGGTGCAGAAGATCGTCATCTCAGCCGCGGCGGTCGTCGCCGCCGCGCAGGGATTCCACCGGCAGCTCGCCGGGGCCCTCGGCACCCTGTCGGCTGCCACCTCCCCGACCGCCACCGTGGTGGAGGTCGCCCCCTCCGATGCCGATGACGTGATCCACCTGGACGACGAGGGTGTGGAGATCCCCCGCCGCTCCGCCGATGAGGATGATGGTGGGGAGGCAGCGTCCGTCATCCCAGATGGGGAGGGCGTCGCCACCAGTGACCATGCCTGAAATCGACTGGCGGGCCCTGACGGACGAGGAGTTCCAGCGCGCCTTCATCGGATGCGGCGCCGAGAATGAGCGCCGGATCTGCCTGATGTGGGGGCCCGGGCAGGCTACCGACCTGGCCGCCAAATATGCGGCCGCGGTGACCGGGGTGGACTGCACTTCGCCCTCGGTCACTCCTCCGGAGTGGCAGGCGCTGCCGACCGGCTGGCCGCCGTACTCCCGCGTCACCCACGCCGGCCGCACCTTCACCAACGGGGCGACCATCAACACTGCCGAGCCGGCCGCCGACTGCGCCCACTGCGGATGGACCGCCGATCCTGTCGAATCAACTGAAGGATAATCATCATGACGACCGTCGTCCCTCCCGAAACCGACCTGCCGGCGCCGTACACGCTGGGGAGAATCGTCGCCCGCGTAGCGTTCGCTGTCGGCGACTCCACCCAGGACGAGGACCAGAACCCGGGCCTCGTGCCGGTGACCGGTGACCGTCTGATCCAGTTCGTGCCGGCCGAGGGGACCCGAATCGTGTCGGGCACCGACCCGGTGACCCGCGTGGACAACCGGCCGATCACCGCCGACCTCGACGCCCAGGGCGACCTATCCCGCAACGGCCAGAAGGGAGTGAAACTCTGGTGCGGGGTGTGGACCTGCAAGCCCGCCAGCCCGACTGTGCTGAATTTCGAGTCTTTCGACTTCGAGCTGACGGAGGCTCACACCGACGAGGCCCCCCTCCAGCTCTGGTCTGCTGCCCCCTTCGTGCCGCCCGAGGGGACGGTGGTGAACACTCTCGTTGTCCCCTCCGGGGCATCTGCTGGTCAGGTTCTGGGGTGGGGTGACGACGGGCTGGCCTGGCAGGACGGCGCCACCGGCGAGGTGTCCTGGGCGGATGTGA